CACAAATTCTCCTGCCATTATCATCACGGCACAACAAAGCTCTGCTCTGCGTACAGGATTGCGTTGGAAGGTTGCAACAGGAAAATATGACGTTCGTGTTAAACGCATTACAGCTGATAATGCAAGTAACGATAATCTGTTTGATTACACAGTATGGACGGCACTTCGTACTATTCGATATCAAGACCCTATAAATAAAAAAGGTTTGGCGGTTACTGCTTTGCGTATCAAGGCCACTGACCAGTTGAACGGAGTTATCGACAGATTCAACGGAGTAGTTAGTGCCATCATACCAGATTGGAACGGTGAAGAGTGGGTGAACAGGGCAACCTCAAACCCTGCTTCAATGTTCCGTCATATATTGCAGGGCTCTGCCAATGCCCGTCCTTTGGGTGATGGTAGGTTGGATCTATCTAAGATAGAAGCGTGGCATGAAAACTGCACCGCCAATGGTCGTGAATTCAATGGGGTAATAGATTACGATATTTCAGTAAGGGAGGTGCTGCGTGATGTTGCCTCAGCAGGTCGTGCAAGCCCTTCATTTATAGATGGCAAGTGGGGAGTAATAGAAGATAAGCTCCGCACAGTTCCAGTACAGCATTTTACTCCTCGCAATACCTTTGGGTTTAGAGGAGAAAAAACCTTTGATGATCTACCTCACGGTTTGCGAGTGCGGTTTATCAATCGGGAAAAAGGTTGGATGCAGGACGAGCGATTAGTGTTTGATGACGGTTTCAGTCAGGAAACAGCATCTAAATACGAAACCTTGGATTTAATGGGAATAACTAACCCAGAGCAAATTTGGCGTGATGGAAGATATCATCTGGCAACTGCAAGGCTGCGACCTGAAACCTACAGCTTCTATACCGATGTAGAGCATATAGTTTGCACAAGGGGTGATTTAATAAGATTTACCCACGATGTGCCGATGTTTGGTCTTTTATCTGCAAGGGTGAAATCTCTTATCATTAGCAATGAAGCGATTGTTGGTGTTGAACTTGACTCTGAAGCTGAAATGGAAACAGGCAAAACCTATTGCATAAGGTTTAGAAAATCTGATGGTACTTCTCTGTCTGTGCCTTTGGTAACTAATAAAGGCAGCAGTAACAGCTTTATATTCACTTCTGCAATTTCTGGCATAGCGGTGGGTGACTTGGTAATGTTCGGTGAGGAAGGTCAGGAAAGTGTCGAGTTAATAGTTAAAGCAATTAAACCGCAAAGTGACCTAAGTGCCAAAATTACCTGCGTTGCTTATAATGAAAAAATCTTCACCGCAGACAGTGAGGTAATACCGGAGTTTGTAAGTTATGTTGAAGTGCCTAAAAGCTTGCAGCGTTTACCTACGCCCATATTAAAACAGATACAGTCGGGGCTTGAAACTATAATAAAACACACGGACGGATCAATAACCAGCCGTATAGTTATTACACTGAATTCACCAACTGACATAAGTTATGAGCTTGGGCTAAACGTTAAAATTAAAGTTGCGGGCGAAACGGCTTATCGTAATGCGACCACAATCTCACGTTACGCTAAAGAGGTATCAATAACCGACATAGTTGAAGGGGGAATTTATGATATTCAACTTCGTTATACGGACAATACTGGGGCAATGTCTACCCCTTTAACAATAAGTAATTATAAGGTTGAGGGAACAACAGCCCTGCCGAGTGATATTGCCTCTTTTAACATGAGTGTATTGGGCGATGCCTTATATTTAAATTGGCAGGCAGTAACTGATATTGATTTGAGCCATTATACATTGCGTTTCAGCTCTTCCGTTTCGGGAGTTACTTGGGGCGGAGCAACCGACTTGGTAAGTAAAATTTCCAAAGGTGCTACCTCGGTTAGCGTCCCTGCGATGATAGGAACTTATCTATTAAAAGCTGTTGATTCCGGCGGAAGAGAAAGTGCTAATGCCGTTTCAGTTATTTCCGATATTGCAGGAATTTACGGTTTCAACGCCGTTGAGGAATTGCAGGAAGGAGATATTTTTGCGGGAATAAAAACCAATGTAGCGGTTATAGACGATGTCCTAACATTAACGGGAGCAGATAAGGTAGAAGATTGGCAATATATTGACGAGGTTGAAACTATTGATATAGGCAATAAAGGCGTAGTTAGTAATGGTATTTATAATTTTGCAAGCGGGGTTGATCTAGGTGCCGTTTACACTTCTCGCGTAACGGCGGAGATGGATGTGTTGGGGTGTGATGTTTATGACATAATAGACACTAATGAGGAAATCGATAAAATTGAAAGCTGGGATAATAGCCTTGACCCATCACTGTTTAATGTGAAGTTGCAGCTTCGCACAAGCAATGACAATATTGTCTGGAGTGAATGGAGAAACTTCGTGGTGGGAGATTATTCTTCTCGTGCCTTCGAGTTTCGCACCTTGCTTGAAAGTTATTCACCTAATATAGCACCAAAAATTTCTTCCCTTAAAGTAAAGGTGGATATGCCTGACAGGATAGAATCTCAAGAAAATGTTTTATCATCAAACGCGATTAAGACTGTTTTGTTTAACAATAATTTCAGAGCAAAACCTGCACTGTCAATAACAGCCCAAACCATGCAAAGTGGTGATTACTACACTTTAACAAACATAAACAACAGTGGGTTTGATATCTGCTTTTACGATGCTTCAGGCAACCCTGTGGTGCGTAGCTTTGATTATATTGCCAAGGGTTACGGATTAAACGATTAATTTTAAATTAGAAAGGAATAATAAACACTATGTCTCAATATACTCCAATAATAGGCTCAGGTAACAGCGGGCTTGAATACCGCAATCAGGATAATGATGGAAAACAGGCGCTGCTTAACCATCATAAAGGTTCATTAGCACCAAGCTATGCAGAGGCTGGATGTATATGGCTAGATGACAGCACAACTCCATGGGTGCTGAAAATTCATGACGGTGCGGGCTGGATCAAATTCGTGGAAGTTGATACGGAAGCAAATGCGGTTAACACTATCAATCATGCGACCGATATTACAGGCAAAACAGCAACAGCCATTGCTGTGGCAGACAATATATTATTTTCTGATACCTCTGACAGTGGCAAACTAAAACGGTCTACGGTACAGGGAATTCTAGATTTAGCTAGCGGTGCTCCGACGGGATCAATCCTCGATTATGCGGGAACAGTAGCCCCCAGTGGCTATTTGAATTGTAACGGTGCTGCTGTAAGCCGTACTGTTTACGCTAATTTATTTGCGGCTATAGGAACTGTCTGGGGTGTTGGTGATGGCTCATCAACATTTAACCTTCCAAATTTATCACGCAGAACAACCATTGGTTCTGGCGGAACGTCAACATCGACAATAAGTAATATTGTTGGCTCAACTGGTGGTGCGGAAACTCATACATTAATAACATCGGAAATGCCTGCTCATACTCACACTGTTCCAACCAATACAAGCAATTTTAGTGCTTCTTCAGGTAGAGCAATAACTGGAGCATCTTCAGCTGGGGTTGATCCTATTACAAGCTCTATGGGTGGAGGTGAAGCTCATAACAATATGCAGCCTTCGGCGGTAGTAATGAAAATCATAAAAATTTAGAAAGGGTTTATATTATGAGAGTAACTGTAATACCAAGCGATAAGTCCATTTATATTGATAACGAAGTTTTGTTTTTTGATTTTGAATGTGACGAGAATATTCACGCCATTCAATGGCAAGACTCAAAAGGTATAATTGAATATAAACATCACAATAAAACTGAAGAGTTTTCTGAAATTAGCAAAATTCAATATTTCATAGATGCGTTTAATACCGAAAAAACAAGGTTAACGGAGTCAGAATAAAATGACAATTGAAGGAGATGCAATACCGATATTGATGCTTACAATCACTTTTGTAGTGCATTTAATGACAACGGTATGGTGGGCTGCGTCTTTGACTAAAAGGGTAGACCATATAGAACAGTGGATATCATCCAATGAAAATACCTCAGCAAGGATGGCAGCAATTGAGCAACAGATAGAAAATTTAAGCTCTGGCATTGCACGCATTGAGCAGCATTTAAGATATATAAGTTAAGAGGGGAGAATGACAACAATTTTACCACGCGGGATTAGAAATAATAATCCCGGCAATATACGTTTGTCTAAAATAATGTGGCAGGGTCAGAAAAGGACAGAAAACGGCGATAAGGTTTTTGCCGAGTTTGTGTCTGGGCGGTTTGGTATAAGGGCTTTAATGAAGCTGATGCTTAACTACTATCTAAAATATGGGCTAGATACCGTGGAGTCTATAATCAACCGCTATGCCCCGCCATGTGAGAATGCTACCGATAATTACATTTCTCATGTCTCAAAAATTTTAGGAGTAAACCGCAGAACCAAAATGAACCTTGCTAATGCTAGGTTGCTTATCAATCTGGCAAAGGCAATAACATTGCATGAAAACGGTCGAGCTCCTGAAGATATGCCTTACTACTGGTATGAGGATAAAATTTATGAAGAGGCAGCGGAAAATTTACTAACTTAGAAGAAAGGAAAAAACAAGTGGAAGAAATATTAAACAATTACGGAACAGAAATCGCCGGTACTTTAGGTGTGGTGATAGGCTGGGTTTTGAAAAGGCTCTGGATATTTTTAGAAGGTTATATTGCAAAAACACCTAATAGCTTTGATGATGTTCTCTTGAATAAAATTGAAGAAACAATCAAAGAGGCTTTACAAACCGTTTCAGAAAAACAAAAATGAAAAAACTTTTATTAAAACTCCTTATAGCGGTGCTGGGTAATCTTCTGGCACCGCTATATTCTTATTTGTTAGGCAAAAAAAATGCAGAGAATAAAAATAATTCCGAGCTTCTGTCGCAGGTTGAAAAGGCAAACTCTGTGCGTGATAAGCTTAACCGTGATCCTGATTTTGCTGCCCGCTTGCGTAAAAAATTCAGCAGGTAGCTTTTGCTATATCTATAATCCAGTTTACACCGCCCCTGAAGATACAGAGGAAACAAAAAGACAGGTGGACAGCAATAACGCAGTCTGGTCTGAGATGTGCGGTTAGATTAACTAAATCACACCCTTAATTTTTGAGTAAAGGTCGTTTGCAGTGAAGCCGAGTTTATCACTTACGTTCGGGTCAAGCCCGTGAACCAGCAACAACTTCGACATTCTTGTATCTGCATTTTTTGCGGCAAGGTGAAGCAGTCCTCTGCCCATAAGGCTATCCGAAACATTTACGTTAGCTCCGTTTTGGATCAACCATTTTGCCAAATCTCTATAACCTCTTTGCACAGCTATATACAAAGGAGTGTGACCAAGCGGTTCTATGGCGGTGTCTATTTTTGCTCCCTTGGAAATAAGAAACTTGATGGTTTCAAGCTGGCCATAGTAAGAGGCAGAGTGAATAGGGTGCTTGCCCAGATCATCAGGAAAGTTAATGTCATGTCCATTTTTTAATGCCCTTTCTAAACTTTTAATATCCCCCTCTTTAGCAAGCTGGTGGATGGAGACTTTGGAAATTGCTTTAAGTTCAGGAGATTTGTTTAAATCCTTCAAGATTCTGCCAAGAGAATTAGCATAAATTTCAATATTTTCCCTAATCGATTCGGTCATTAGCATAATCCTTACAGGTTTTAGATTATCAGTTACGATAGTAGACCATAAGAAAATAAAGAAATAGTTAATGCACCCCCTAAACCTTAAAAATACCTTTGCATATTTTGGTAATGAAGGTTAAATTTTCATTAGGGGATAAGGTCTTAGCGTATGGCAGATGATAACGGTATAAATAATTCCGGAAATAACCAAGGAGGTGGAAATCAACCTCCTCATCCAACTACGCCTTCGCGTTTTGGATTACCTCCTCATCCGCAAACACCTCAACAACCACCTC